TCTCGTGTATTCGTGGATGGATACGTCAAGGGAAAGTACCTAAGCATACGTACATCAAGGTCGGTAATACTTATCGGTTCAACATTCCGATGGTTATTGCAGCGTTGACCAAAATCCCTGACCCCGAAGCAAAACCTGTGGATGCTGTTGTTGAAGTCAGCAGCATTCCTGTGCCTGTTCAGCTTGAGCTGAATTTTAATCCCGACCATGATCTATAAGGAGAACTACAATGACTTCAATGACTCTGTTTAGCGGTAAATCCTCAGCCCTTGCTGAGAAACTTAAAGGCAGCTTATCGGATACCCTGTCCGGTGGCGTAGGGGGTGGTTCAAACCGCCGCTTGTCAATTAAGGGCGGCGTGTTCCGTGAGTTGCTCAATGGTAAAGAGCAACGTGTGAGTGAAGAACGTGCGATGAATATCGTGATTGTCAATGCTGCGCCGATCAGCCGCATGTATTTTGCCGGAAGCTACCAAGAGGGTGAAGTAACCAAGCCCACGTGTTGGTCAGCAGATACGCAAACCCCTGCCGAAGATGTACCGCAAGAGAACAAGCAATCAAATCGTTGCATGGACTGCAAGCAGAACATCAAAGGCTCAGGTCAGGGTGAAGGTCGTGCTTGCCGTTTCCAACAACGCTTGGCTGTGCAGCTTGAAGGCGAGATTGAGAAGCGTGAGGTGTACCAGTTGACGTTACCATCAACATCAATCTTTGGTGCGGGCGACAAGAACAAGATGCCATTACAAGCATATGGTCGCCACTTGAAAGCCCACAACGAAGCACCGTCTGCGATTGTGACCGAGATGCGCTTTGATACCGCAAGCCCAACGCCTAAGTTGATCTTCAAACCTATTCGTCGTCTTGAAGATGCGGAGATCGAAGTTGTGCTTGAGATGCGTGAGCACGAGGACACCACCAAGGCAATCACACTTACCGTTTCACAGATGGATGGTGTGGGTGCTGCGAAGAAGGATGACGAGTTGTTCGAGAAGCCCGTAGCAAAAGCTGCGCCAAAGCTTGAAGCACCTAAAGCAGAAGCCGTTGCTGAAGAGCCTATCGAAGAGCCTAAGAAGATGGCAAAGAAGACCGCAGCAGCACCAGTTGAAGGTAAGGCTGCCCTTGCTGATATTGTAGGTGAATGGGACGATTAAGTAGTTCGGGGCGAAAGCGGATGCTAGACCTAGCATGTAATGTGCAATTGGTTAAACATAGTCACCGGTTAATTTGACTAGCTAGTGCAGCGAGTAGCCCCACCCCACCCACAATAACAAGCAAGGCGATGCCATGGACACAAAAGAATTTCTAGAAGCAGTGCTTGGTGATGGAGGGTATTACTGCATCACAGGTATTGAAGAACTACACGGCGAAAAGCGAGACCCACTTGTAAAGCAAAAATTCTATACCAACCTTGATGAAGCAGTTGCCGCTGCGCTTGAGCTTGATGCACGTGACTCGATGAATGCGTACTTTGCATTAGCTACGTTTGAAGAGTCAGGTTCACGGCGTAACAACAACGTCAAACAATTACGGTCATTCTTTCTTGACTTAGATTGCGGTGCAACAAAAGACTACGAGACACAGGCGCAGGCCCTACAAGGCTTGCGTGATTTCTGTAAAGAGCTTAAGCTGCCTCGCCCTACGATGGTCAATTCTGGGCGTGGTATTCATGTGTACTGGTCTTTAACCGAGCCAGTTGCTCGTGATGTATGGTTGCCTGTTGCAGAGCGGCTAAAAGAGTTGTGCGTTGATCATAGTATGTATGCTGACGCTGCAGTAACATCTGATTCGGCACGTGTGCTACGTGTTCCCGGGACCCACAACCATAAAGACACACCTGCTAACATCGTAAAGTTTATTGGTGACCCTGCTCAGGCGGTGTCCTTTGAAAGCTTTCGGGACTTGCTTGGTGTTAATCCGTTAGCCCGTAAACGTGCGTATGTACCACGTGAAGTTGACCCCATCATGATGAAGTTGATGGGTAGTTATGTCAGCAAGTTTAAAACGATTATGCTCAAAACAGTCGCAGGTGAGGGCTGTGCACAAATCAAGTGGGTTGCTGAAAATCAAACCACAATGTCGGAACCAATGTGGCGGGCGGGGTTGTCAATCGCAGCGTTTTGCGAAGACCGTGACAAAGCTATACATAAGATTTCAACACGGCATCCCGATTACTCGTATGATTCAACTGAGTACAAAGCATCGCAGATACGTGGACCTTATAGTTGCCAAACGTTTAACAAGTACAACCCTAGCATATGCCCTGATTGCAAACACTGGGGTAAGATTACAAACCCGCTTGCTTTAGGGCGGGAATTATCAACAACTGAGGAAGAAGTTATTGTAGAGGACATCTCTGCTGACTTACCGAATACACCACCGCAGCAGTACACAATACCGAAGTACCCCACGCCTTACGTGCGTGGCAAGAACGGTGGCATATTCAAACGAGTCAAAAGCGATGATGGTGAAATTGAAATACCGGTGTATCACCACGATTTATATGTCGTGCGCAGGTTAAGAGACCCCGAAATAGGTGAAGCGTTAGTTATGAGATTGCACTTGCCTAAAGATGGGGTTCGTGAATTTACGATACCGTATGCAGCAGCTACAGCAAAGGATGAGTTCCGGCGCTACATGTCCATGCACGGTGTTGCTATTATGAAAATGGATGAACTTATGAACTACGTAACCACATGGGTAAATGATTTACAGATGACAACCGTAGCAGACGAGGCCCGTCGGCAGTTCGGATGGACAGACGATAACTTCACATCGTTTGTTGTCGGCAATATGGAAGTCTTTAAAGACAACATTACTGTGAACCCTCCTGCAAGCAATACCGCAGGGTTGTTTCCGGCGTTCGTACCGAAGGGTACGCTTGAGCATTGGTGCAAGACAATTGATTTTTACAACAAGCCCGGTTTTGAAGTGCACCAGTACATGTTTGGTATTGGATTTGGCTCTGTGCTGATGCAGTTCACGCCGATCAACGGCACAATCTTTCACTTGCATAGCAAAGATACAGGCTTGGGTAAGACGACTGCCATGTACGCAGGTGCATCTATATGGGGCAACCCTGATGTGCTAGTGATGCTTGAGCGTGACACGTACAACTCGAAAATGAATCGTGCTGAGATTTACAAAAACTTGCCGTTCTATAGCGATGAGATGACTAACACCGCACCGAAAGACCTGAGTGATTTTGCGTATCAGGTTCCGAGCGGGTTGCAACGTAATCGTTTGTCACCCAAAGGCAACGCCGAACGCTTTCGTGGTGCGCCGTGGAAGTTAACAGTAGGTACGACAGGCAACACCGATATGCTTGAGCGTATCTCATCGTACAAGGCGTTACCAAAAGCTGAAGCACAACGGGTACTTTCGTATCGTGCACGTAAGATGGTGTTTGCAACTAAAACCGAGACCGATGTGTTTAGTGCCGACATCAAAGAGCACTACGGTCATGCGGGTGTGATGTTTGTTCAGTACGTAATGAACAACGTCGAGTCAACCAAAGAGCTTATCTTAGCAACGCAGCAACGCATTGATGCCGCAGCGGGTTTGCAAGCTGAGAACCGTTTTTGGTCTGTGCAAGCAGCCACCACGATTGCAGGATTGATTCTTGCTAAGAAGCTTGGGCTTGTTGCGTTTGATATTGCTGCGATGTTTAAGTGGATTGTTGAAGTTCTGCAGCAAGCAAAGGCTGACATGGAGTTTATGGGCGGCGATGTTGAAAGCATCTTGACCGATTACTTGGCTGAGAATTACAACAACGTTTTGCGCATCACCAGTACGCAAGACTTACGTAAAGACGCCAACAACATCGAGAAGGCTGTGCTGCCTGAAGCAACACCTCGCATAGCGTTGGTTGCCCGCTACGAGTACGATGTAAAGACTATGTACTTGATGCCTAAACCATTAAAGACATGGTGTGCGAAGCAGCAGATCAATTACACCGCATTGATAGATGGTCTTAAATCAGGTCGCACTAAAGCCAAGCGTGACAAGATACGACTAGGCAAAGGTACGCACGTGAATTTACCTGCTACCGATGTATGGGTGCTTGACTTCACGGAGTTCATGGATGAAGGAAAAGAGCAGACACTCGCAACAGCGTCAACACTATTTGAAGAACCGACTCAAGAGTAATGAATTACGCCCAGACGGTGTGTACATTCATATCGACTGGGATAATTTTAAACCCAACATGTCTGTTTTTGTCCCTGCTATCGACACAGAAAATCTCAAAATGCAGATGAATCTGATAGCGCAAGACAGAAACTGGCGGTTGGAGTCACGTGAGCGGGTTGAGAACAATTGCTGGGGTGTACGCTTTTGGCGAATGGTGTGATAGCATATACGAACAAGTGGCTTTCTTGTTGCTTGTTCTCCTTAGTTGTCCCTTGCCCCCACCTTAGCCGTGGGGGTTTTTTTAGTTGCCCTCGTACTCCTGCATACTCTTAAGAAACTCAGGCATCCGCGCCTTGCTGATACTGATACCGCTCTGCGCCATCATTGTTTCTTTCATATGCTGCTTCATCGAAGCGCGGATCGTATCGGCAGATATGGCAATACCTTTGTACGGATGCTTAGCGTTCCACTTTTGAATCTGTTCCATGACGTTTGATGCGCCCTCAGAATCGCCTTGCCTTGTAGCCATGTAGAACTCACGCAGCAGCTTGGTACGGCGCTCTGTCTCGTACCGGCTGATAGCCTTCTCATTTGCGTTGATCTCAAGCTGCCGAGTGTATTCCGCAGGGGCAAAACCGAACGCCTGTGCACCAATGTTCCACGGTGATATCTCACTTGTGATTGGGTCACCACGTAAAGTGTTAGCGCCCTCTGCACCATACCGTGTTGATTTAAGCGCATTGCCTAGCGTAGCGGGAAGCATCTGTTCAAGACCGCGCGAGAAGTGTCCTTCGTTGATCAGGTCAGCACCACGTATCATGCGTTTAGCCGTACCGTATGCCGGACCACCAACGAACTCAACTGCCATGTCCAAAGCTGTTTGCTTGTCTGACGAAGACTGCGATGGTTTAAAGATCATGTCGGTTAGCCCCACACGTGAGCCAATCTCAAGACCTGTTGCTGCGTTGAACAAGCCACCGTACGCTGTGTCTCCTGCAAATTTGCGCATGACAGTATCGAAGTTATCATCATCATCGTCTTTAAACATATCGTAAAGCAACCGCGCTGCACCATACAGCGGTGCGCCACGCACACCTGCCAACAACGTAGCCGAGCCTGACACCCAACCAAGCTGCTTCCATGCTTGCTTACGCACTTCAGGATCAGCACCGGTCAGCGCCTCTTTAGCGGTCTTGTACAACATGTAGTACTGGGTGACACCGTAGCGTTTGTACATGAACGCAATGCGCCCAATCGAGCCTTGAGCAATGCTTGGTGCAGCCATGGCAGACGTACCGCCGTTAAGCAGTTCGGTTGTGCGCAAAGACTTCTCAAACGCCAAGTTCTCTTTTTGCTGTTGTGTCAGCCCACGCTCAGCAGGTTTTGGGTTGTTGTCTAATCGGTCAAGCTCAAGGGTATACGCAGCAGTCAACGTAACCTGCCGATTCATACGTTCGGTATGGTGCATCATATACCCCATGAACGCATTGACTTTTGCTAGTCTGCTACCACCCTTGTTCGTATCCAATATATCTTTTGCAAGCGAACGCCCAAACTGCCCTGTCTCTTTACCACGTTCAACTAGCGTCTTTAAGCGGCGTATTTCAGGAGGTAAGTTAGGGTCATTGAAGTCATAATTTTCAATTGAGAACCCACCTTTTACTTCTTTACCATTTACCGTATGTGAAGTGCCGCTACCTAAAAACATACGTGTAGCTGTACCAACAGCCCCCGCTGATGCCGCAGGTCCGTATTGCCCCGCAAGATAAGGACCGATTATGATGGGGATAGATGTAAGGTTAACAATGGATGACGAGATGTTTGCACCCAACGTCATACCAAACGTAGCGGTAGTCATCAAGTTTGACCAGTTTGCTACATCGGGATTCATTGCAAAACTAGCACGGCGTTGAAACTCTGTTAAGAACTTGCGGCCCTCTTCCGTTGCACCAGTTGCATTAACATGTTCTCGTGCCTTTGTTAACAACGAACGGACCTGACCGGCGGTTTCCATGTTGGTAACTTGCCGAGCAAATGTATAAGGCTTGCGACTAAACACATCGAGCACATCTTCATTAAAGCCGAGCGTACCTTTACGCTTACGAAACCCCTGCGCAAACGAGGTCTCAGGCATCATGTCAATCCACTGCTCGATGACCTTATCCATTACGTTTTGCGGTACTTTGTTTATCTGCATCGTGTTCACGATGGTGTTCATAAACGAACCGGCTGGGGTATTCTTGTAGTTGAACTCAGATAGCTTTGAGAACTCCTGTATGTGCATAGCCCCTTCTGCCTTGGCTTCTGCGATAGCGTCTGCACGATCTTTTTGGTTCTCAAATTGCCGCACGATAGGGGTAGGTGCGTTAGGCAGTTCGTACGACAACCGGTACTCGCCCTTACGCTCAAAAGGTACATAGCCCTTGATGCTACCCATCTGAGTAAACAGTTTTTGAATGATGCTAGACGCATGTGCAGAACTTGCGGGATCAGTAATTGAATCTTTGACTATCGCCCCCAAGTTTGCTGCCCCATCATCACGCAACTGTTTGTACGTATCTAGGATGTCCTTGTACACAGCTCGCGCTGGTGCGTCTAATTTGTTGAACTTATCCGCAAGCTCATCAAACGCTTTGAGTTCAGCAGGGTCTTTCATAAACGCTTTGCGTGATTCAGCTATCTTAAACAGATCAGCACCTACACGTGAAGCGGTGTTTGCCACATCGTTGAAATTAGCTTTAACCGAATTTGATTGCTTGTTCCACCATTTAATTGCAGAACCATTGACCGCCTCGATTTTTTCTAGGCGAACATCTAACCGACCCTCATGCTTTTGAACAAGGCTGTTTAGCTGCGCGGCTTGTGGCAACGTGTTATCCACACTTGCAACTTCGGCAAAGGCTGGCAACGGCAGAGTAGTCAGCACTGCGCCCTGCGCACTTCTTGGCAGCGTAGTAGTAATGCCTTGGTGTATTTCGTTTTTAGTTTGCTTGCTTGTGTACGGGATGTTGTTAATCACACCATCAATTAAGTTACCCATCACACCCGCACCACTACCATTAGCCGATGCCATGTACAACGCTTCGCCTACACGCGAGTCAGGGGCAGGCGAGATAGCCGCTTCCATCAATCGGTCAACTTGATCGAACGCTGATTCGACAGCCTTGGGTTCTGCACCCATTAAACGGCGCACAAAGTTTTTGATGATGTTTGTGAATTTTTGTAATGCTGAAATTGCCGTACCGTCAGGGTTAATTCCGGCAAGCTTGGTACGAAACTCTGGATTACCCCACGCCTCAGCGACAAACTCCTGCACACTTGTTGCACCGTAAGCCGAGTCAAGGGATGGCTTGACCTTGTTGAACAGAGCCGTAAGCTGTTTGGTAACGGGATGGTTTGCGTTGTCCAGCACGTGGGATAGCGCACCGTGCACAGTCTCATGAATTAACGTGTGGTTGTTTAACCCAGTTTTTGAGTCCAACGTAATTGTGTTGGTTTCAGGATCAAACATGCCGGATATAGGCTTGCCCGCATCGTCTTTTAAGTTATCAACAACTTTGACTTTGGTGTCGGTCACGCCACGCATGAGCAACTTAAGGATACGCCCTGTCAAGCCACCGGTTTGAGCAGCAAGTGTGTTCAACGCATCAGTAAGATCGCCCGCTTGTAATTGCGACTGCACGTTGTCAGGCAACGCTTCATCCAATGCCTCTTCAAGTTTTAACTTCTTACCCTTACCTTTACCCTCTGTTGCGGCTACTGGTGCAGGTTGCCCCCATTGAGCTACTAAGTGCGCTATTGCTGAGCGTTCTGCTTCAACATTAATTTCAGCAGGTGTTTTAGCTTTGGCTTCTGGTGCGGCTTTGACTTCAGGCGTAACTTTGGCTTCAGGCGTAACTTTGGCTTCAGGCGCAGGAGCTTTGGGCGTGGCTTCAGCATCAGCTTCGGCTTCCGCTTCTTCACGCAACTCATCAATGCGCTCATCAATAGCAGTGTCTCTGGCGTTATCTAGCAAATCACTTAGCGTACTAATTACGTCATCAGCATCTTGCTCTCTGTCACTCAGACCTTCTCTGACATCTTCTACATCATCCAGAACGCCGTTCTTTTCAAGCCTTGTAGCTAAAGCACGTACCTGTGCCTTGGTTTCAATATCACCATCTTCAATTTTTGCAATGGCTTGACCGATAGGACCTGCATCAACATCAGCTTCCGCTTGTGCTTGCAATGCTTCTTCTCGCGCTTCCTCTTCCGCTTCTTCCTGCGCAGCCTGTTGTTTTGCTGCTTCAGCATCAGCCTTTTGCTTAGCGGCTTTAGTTACAACATCAGCCTTTTGCTTAGTTGCTTGCTCTTGCGTGGCTTTTTGCTTAGCGGCTTCAGCTTTAGCGTCAGCTTCGATGTCAGCTTTAGGCGTAGTTGATTGAGATGTCGGAGTTGCGCCCGCTTGCTTAGGAGCTTTTGGTTGCGCTTGCGGTTCTAGCACCCTGCCACGAGGCCCAAACATCTCACCCTGCGTACGTACAAACGGCGACTGTGACAATATCTCATTAATCCGTTTTACAGCGGTGCGCGAGCGAGGATCATTACGGGTGGCATAAGCATTACGTGCAGCTTTGAGTTGGTCGGCAACATACGTACGTTGGGTAGGATCGCTTAAATCTTTGCCTAAAATGTTTTGACGCACCGCAGCAGTCTTTGGTAAGTACAAGAAATCAACAGCAGCTTCATCAACAGTGGTAGCTGGCTGCTCAGGTGCTTGCTCCTCAACCTGTGTACCTACACCTTGCCGAATACCCTCTGCCCGGGAGGGTACTGGTGCTTGTTTACGTGAAAACAAGTCAAGCTGCTGTTGTTGTGTTGGCTGTCCGGCTTGAATCGGTAAAATAGGTGCAGCACCTTGAGACGCTTTGGATAGCCCAGCATCTGCCAAGTCACCTTGGGCATCGGTCAGGTCGCGCTGAATGCTTGACTGTTGGGCAAGTTTGTCTAGCTCATCTTGCTTCTGTGCCTCGCGTTGTTGCTCAGCAGCGGTGTACCCCATCTCGCTTTGCATCTGCGTTAGAGGGGCATTTTGCGAGGTTGGAGCGGGCGCAGCGGGCGCAAACTGTAGTGCACCCTGCCTAGAGTCGGCACCAGCACCGCCTTGCATTTCTGCAAGCGTATCGTCGCGTTGTTCGTTACGTGCTTGCTTATAAGCGGCAATGCCTGCTTCTTTGGGTGGTACACCTGCGTTAATAAACGCCTGTGTTAATTCTTTAATGCGTACTTCTATAGGGGCTACGGCAGATGAGATAACTGAAGCACCGTAGGCGTCATACGCCTGCAACGCACTACCGGGTTCTAACTTATTACCCTGTGCATCGAACAGATTTTGAACAGGTGCGGAAGCAGCACCGCGAGCGGGCACTATGTCACC